ATTATACGCCTACGGCCAAGGGTATTACAAGCCCTGTGGATAAATCCCTTGCAAAAGAAATCAGCCGTAGGCTATAATGCCTTCAGGCCGGTCGGGCTGCGCCTCCATGCTGAGGGGAGCGGTCCAGAGACAGGCCGAACCGGGCTGACGCCCACAGGAGTACGCTATGAAGGCAGGAATACATTCCATCCAAGAGTTCGCCGCCGAAATCGCACGGCGCGCGGAGACAAAAAAGGACTTCATCGCCAACACCAAGAACGTCGAAATGCAGCCGCTGGCCGAACCAACGGTCACGGTTGGCGACATGGAGTTCGGGGTGAACAAGATCGGTCACGCGCAGATCGCGGAGGTGACCAAAATCCCGAAGGCCTACTACGACAAGATGCTGGCGGAAGACCCCTCGCTGCTGGCCGACAACGTCAACACGTGGTTCCGCAAGAACGCCACCAAGCAACTGTTCCGCACGCAGGATGGTCACTTGCGCGCGGTGCGCTCCGACAAGTTCCGCACCGACATGGAGTACGAGGACATGGCAGCTTCTTTGCTGCCGGTGCTGCTCGACCTCGATGTCGATGTCATGTCGTGTCAGGTCACCGACACGCGCATGTACATCAAGTGCGTGGACAAGAAGGTCACGCGCGAACTCGCTGCCATCGGCGGCAAGTTCGGTGACGGCAAGCACAACATCGTGCGCTGCCTGTCGCCCGCGATCACCATTTCCGACAGCGAAGTCGGCTACGGTGGCGCGAACGTGTTGACCGGCCTCTACGACAGCTTCTGCTCGAACCTCGCGACCTTCAGCGAACGGTCTGTTCGCAAGTACCATGTCGGCGCGCGGCACGAACTGGTGAGCGAGGCGCACTACACGATGCTCACCGACGAGACGAAGCGCAAGACACAGGTGGCGTCGATGGCGCAGCTTGTGGACGTGACACGCGCGGCCTTCGACAAGGTTCAGTTCGAGGCGCTGGCGTGCAAGGTCGAGGGCACACAGGCCGACAAGATCGAAAGCGACGATCTGGTCAAGGTGGTGTCGATGGCTGGCAAGACGTTCGGCCTCAACGAGGTCGAGGGCAAGTCGGTCCTCAAGGAACTGGCAAGCGGCGGCGACCTCTCACGCTTCGGCTTGTACAACGCGATCACCGCAGCATCGCAGCACGTCGATGACTACGACCGGGCGACCGATCTGGAACGCATCGGCGCACAGGTGATCGAACTCAACTCGAACGAGTGGAAGCGCATCGCACAGGCCGCCTAGTCGCGCTTAGGCCTGAACGAGGAAAAGCCGGGGGGCAACCCCCGGCTTTTTTCGTGACACCCCGCGCCGTGTCTCTGGGTGGGGAACACCGCCTGTTCGCGGCGCGAGGTGCCCGGTGCCGTGGTTGTGGCGCTTTGTCGGTCGGGAGTGTTTGGGACTTCCTAGAACTTAGCGACCACGACACCGGGTTGATGTTACGCCGCGCGGGGCGAAATGTCCCACGCCGACTTTGGCTTCTTCCTGCCGTGTGTCACCAGACCGAAGGCAGCAAGCGCGCTGCCGAACAGCCAGATCGCACCCGGCAGCGGTGTCGTTGACGCCGCGCTGATGTCGATGCCACCGTTGAAGCGCCCGATACCGACCGAGTTGATCGTGTAGAGGGCTTCAGCGGTGAACAGGCCGCCGACCAGCACACTGTTGACGGAGAACGCACTGTCGGACGTGGCGGTGAACACGCCAGTGTCGGCCAGCAGGACGCCGTCAATGAAGGTCTGCTCTTGGGCTGACCAGCCCGCTGTCAGGCCCGTGACGCTGAACGAAGACAGCAACGCCTCGACAGCAGCGGGGCCGGTCAACCCGAACCCCTTGATGTCGATTGTCAGTTGGTGATTGCCACCAACCGACTGATTGATGTTGAGCGTGTTGGTCGAGAGCAGGTCCGGCACCGCCAGAAACGTCTCGGTGTTGATGCTCAACGAGTTGAGGTTGAAGGCAGAGCCGAAGGATTGGGCACTGATGTCCAAGTTTCCATCGGCGCTGCTATCGACGGCGACTGTGACGCCGTCAACCTTCGCGGTCATAGTGATGGTGTCGGCCCACGCGGGAGCAGACAGCGCCAGCACCGCAACCGAAGCAATCAGCAGCTTCTTCATGTGGTTGCCTCTTTTTTACGACGACGGCGGAGCACGAGAGCGCCCCCGCCCAATGCGCTGCCGAACAGCCAAACGGCTGCCGGGAGTGGTGTGGTGGCCGCAGCCTGAAAACCAGCCTCGGCCCATGTCTGCACGTTCCAATCGGCACCATCGACCAAGTTGATCTTGAGTGTGCCGAAAGCGCCGCCGTTCATGGTGTCGGTAAAAACCAGCGGCGTTGAGCCGTCTTGGTCCAAGCCGAAGCCAGATTGTGCCGTCGCCCCCGCCCAGACCACGCTGTCGGTCTGGTTGGAGTAGTTGGCGGTGAATAGGCCAGTTTCGGTAAAGCCACCGAAGTTGTGGCCGTTCACTGTCAGGTTCGAGAACGTGACAGTGATGGTGCCGTGCGTGGGATTGCAGTTGTAGAGGCATATCCCACCGGGATCGACGGTCAGGAACAGCGAGCGTGTTGCCCCGGATGTCAGACTGAACGGCGAAGCCAAGTTGCTTTCCAGCGTGGCAAAGCCACCCGATTGCATGCTCAGCGATGCCGTGTAGGTGCCGGTAACGGTCGCAGCACCCGCTGGTGCCGCCGCCAACAGGGCGAGTGCCGCCAGTAGTACGGTTTTCTTCATTTCAGCCTCTTTGTGGTTGCCACGCCCTACCACAGCACCGCACCGCGCGCTCGTCAACGGCTATTGTTATTCGCAACTGGCGATGCTATGGGATAGCGTGAACAACGGAGTAACCCTATGGCGAAGAAGAAGAACATCCACCCACTGACGCGCTGGCGCTTCGAGAACGGCCGCATGTCGCTGGCGGTGCTCGGCAAGAAGGTGAAGGCCTCCGCACCACACCTGTCCGACATCGAGAACTCGACCAAGAACCCGTCGGTCGGTCTGCTCGCGCGCATTGCCGAAGTGACCAAGCTGCCCATGGAGACAATCGTCCGTGCCACGCAAGTACACGTCTAAGAAGCCGTGGACGGCCGACGAGGACGCGCTGATCGTCAAGCATTACGGCAACCTGTCCACCGGACTGATTGCCGACCGGCTTGGCCGCAGCAAGAACTCGGTCATCGGCCGCATCTGGCGGATGAAGCTGTCGGATGCCCACCGGCCATGGCAGCCGAAGAAATGCCGACCGCGCCCGCAACGCCCGCTGACCTCAAGGACGGAGCAATCGCCCATGCTCAAGCACCGCAAGGACAAGTCGCTGCCGAAGCCTCCGCACGCGCCACCGCCGGAAGCGGTGTGGCTGCCGCTCGAAGGCATCACGCCGGTCGAGTTCATGGAGTTGGAGCAGGAACATTGCCGCTGGCCTGTGGTCGGTGGCTACTGCGGCTGCCAGAAGGACGGCGAGAGCAGCTACTGCTCGACGCACAGGGCTATTGCGGGCAACCCCCCACCGCCGCTAAGACTTAGGTCCCCGCATGGGACTAGCCTCAGCCCCTAGCCCTCCGGCGGGGGTTGGAGTAGGTGAGGCCGCTTCCGGTCGGACAGTCCCGGTGGCGGCCTTTCCTTTTGCCCTCACCATCCACGCCTTCATCCGGTTGCGTGAACGCCAGCCCTTGCGGGCCGCCTCCATGCGCGACACCAACCTCGTTTTTCTGGGCACACCATCCACCAAAAAGTACACCTTGCTGACTTTCTCGCAGCCCTACAGCGTGCTGTGGGCACGCGGGCTGCTGTCGCCTTGCCGCCTCTCCCGGCAGCCCCTTGGGGCCTCTCCCGTTCCGGGGGGCCGCGCGCGTGGTACCACGCCGGTTCCGTCTTGTGTCAAGCGAAGGGGGTACCCACTACATCTAGTGGCAGCAATGCTGACCTATGTCTATCGGTGCGGCACAGCGGTTCCGGGTCCACCAGATCGTGTGTTTGACGATGGTTGCGTCTGCAACCAGTTTGTCCACAGATTTATTCCGGGTTGGTAGCGCCAAGCAAATATGCTACGCACACCAGATCACGGAGGGCTGACCATGCAAACCGAACAAGGCGACCTGTTCTCGCTGCCCAAGCCTGAACCACGGCGGGCTTTTGATGGTGCCACCTACACGGTCGAGCGCGACTACCTGCGCCTCGACTGCCAGCTTGGCCGGGTTTTTGCTTTGATGAAGGACGGCAAGTGGCGCACGCTGCCGAACATCGCGGCGCACGTTGAGGGCAGCGAGGCGGCGCTGAGTGCGCGGCTGCGCGATTTTCGCAAGGCCAAGTACGGCGGCCATCTGGTCGAGCGCCGCCATCTTCAGGGCGGGCTGTACGAGTACAGGCTGACGGTATGTTGACCTCACCGAACCCTGCCCTCGACAGGATGGTCAAGCGCACGCCGGAGGGCATGGCGCATTGGGCTGGCAGCGGCCCCAAGGGCAAGGCGTGCGGCGACTGTGAGCATCTTCAGCCGCGCGGTTCAATCGGCTATGGCTGCGCGTTGTACTCGCGTATGATGAACGGACACCAGCCGGTCAACTCAATCCCGCGCAACACGCGCGCGTGCAAATACTTCGAACGGAGAAGCACCTATGCCGTATAAATCGCAAGCGCAGCAGGGCCTCTTTCACTCACCCAACTCGCCGGTCGGACCTAGCGTGGTTAAGGAGTTCGACCAAGCCACCAAGGGCGCGCACGACCTGCCCAAGCACGTGAAACATCCGCAAGGCAACGCCGCCCCGATGAAGTACGGCGAGCATCCGGTTCACATGAAGCACCCGATCCACGCGCAGGCCTACACGGGCGCAAACACCGGCAGCCAGAACATGGGTCAGGTCATCCCCGGCGGCCTGCCGCCGAACGGCGGCCTGCCTCCCGGCGGCAGTATTCCCGGCGTTGGCTGATGACCGAAGACCAGATCACGCAAGCCGCGCGCCTCTGGAACCAGCGTATGGACACGTTCGGCATTGCCGCCGTGGTCATGCTCAACGAAAAACTGGAACCTTTGATCTACCGCATGCTGTGGCGCGCGATCATCCCCAAGGCCATTTCGCTGCGCGGAATAGCGACAGGATTGCCGCGCCTTTGATTTAAGTCAGGCGATGCGATTGGATTTTTTGATGCGATTGGATTTTGCGCGCAAAAAAACGGCCGCCGGATCACGGCGGCCGTGCTTGTTCTGGATTTATGCGCTGTAGGGAATATCCGGCCGCCATGCCACCTCGACCTTGTCGCGCGGCAGGTTGAGCCGGAACTGTCGGCCCTTAACCTCGATCATGCCCTCTCGCACCAGCGCCTGCACAGCGCGGCTTGTGGTGGTATCGGTTCCGTAGCTGTGCCACTCGCATGGATAGCGCAGCGCAAAGCGTAACAGCCTAGATTGATGTCGGCCCATTGGTAGCCCTTTCCGTTCGGATGCCTCTACAGAGCATCGTGACACGGCCGCAAGAGGCGGCCGTGCTGCGATGCGCTTTAGATGGCGATGCCAGCCCGATCAGCCGCCAGCTTGGCGGCCCGGTACGGGATATGATGGCAGCCTACGATGATGTCGCCTGTGCGCGTGATCTGGCGGACGGCAAAGTCGCCTACCTTATGCGCCCACAGTCCGCACGGCGACCAAGCCTCGCCCGCCGCGCGCTTCTTCGTGGCAATGCGGAATAGCGTCAAGGCCTGTTCAAGTGGCACGCTCGCGCCCCATGACGTTTCGACGATGGCCTTATCGTCATTGACCCGGCACCAAGGGCGGGCCGTGTGAGGCACGTAGCAATCAGCGCCCGCCAGCCACTCGCGCAAATGCTTTTTATAGCTGGCGCGGCCGTCACGGATGGCTGCACGCTCGCGCGCTTCCATCGCGGCGCGTTGGCCCTCGAACTTGGCGGCAAGCTGGCCGGAATATCCCGGCACGTTCATCAACGCCACGATGCCGTGGCCTAGCTGCCATGCCAGTGAATAGCCGTTGGCTTGGTCAAGGGCGCGCTGCGCGCTGTCGATGTAGAACGGGCCGTGCTTAATCGCGCGGCGCGCCTTGGCGACAAGTTCGGCAGCCTGTTCGATGAACCAGCGGTAATTTTTCTCGTGATCGTCGAACGATTGCACCATGAACGAGGGCAGGTGATCGCACGCGCGCAGCACTTTTCCGAAATGCTTTGACGTTGAAACGCTGCGCCCTTGCGTGGGCTGATAGAGCATCGCGCCGCGCGCACCATCGGGCAGCGTGACAAGGCGCGCCATTTCCCAATGACGGCCCCACGAAAAAATCGACGGCCCGTCATAGAACATCGCGAAGCCTTTGCGGTGTTTGCCGGTCTGGTTTGCCCATGCGTGGGCAACTTCATCATGCGAAGCCATGGAATGTATTCCTTTCAGAGTTGACGTTAAAAACATAAGCCACAAGCTAACATAACCCCGCGCACGAGGTAGCGTCAAGGCAACAAAAAACCCCGCCAACGGGGCGGGGCTTTAAGGTTGAGGCGTGGCGTTCAGTACTGGTAATCAACTACAATGCTGTTGGCGTCGAAGTGATCGACCCGCACGATGCGGTATTTTTGCGCGCGGAAGTCAGGAAACAGCCGCTTCGCCATTGCCACCGCCTGCGATGCCGTGGCGGCCTGCACGTGTTCCATGCGAAGCGAGCGCGTGCCGATCCGGGTGCCTTTCTGGAAGTGAACGGTATAATCCAGCCACTCGCAGGTGGCGGGCGCGAAGCCTAGCGGGGTCATGCCGGGGAGTGCGTCAATCTGTGGCGTTTTCATGTGGTAGCCTTTCAGGGTTGGAGTGACGTAAGCCCGTAGCTAATACGATGTCCACAGGACCTGTCAACAGGCACAAAAAAGCCCCCGTTTCCGGGGGCTTTCTGCTAGTGTTGCGGATGATGTCACGCGTCGGGGTTATAACCGGCCGCCTTGAGTTCGGCCAGCACTTCACAGGCTGCGCGCTTCCACGCTTCCGGGTGAATGAAGCTACCCTCCGGCCAGTTCGGCACGGGCGCTTCGGCTTGGCGCTTGGCCTCCCGCATGATGCACTCCATTATCCAAATCTGTTTCATCGGATTGCCGTAGGTCATGATGTTGGTAAGGGTTCCGACGTTGGTACGCTGTTCCGGCTGGCGCTTGCGCGCCTTACCCGGCCGAAACGTCATTGGCTGCGTGGTGGTACCGGGAACTGCTTCAACTGTTGGCGTTCGCATGGTGGTTCCTTTCACAGGGGCATGATCGCCCGGTAGCGGTGTAGCACGGCTAACAGTATTTGCAAGCAGCTATTCGACTGTCAGTTAACCACCCGCTACAATCGCCAAGCCCCGCAACTGCTTAAGGCTTGCAGCAATCATGACATTCGTGCCCGGCGTATCAGGCAATCCCGGTGGCAAGTTAACCGAACGCATTGCGACACATGCCCTGCGGCTGTCAGTCCTCGACACGATCAGATCAGGCAAACACAAAGGCCTAACCAAGCTGCGGCGCATTTGCGATGTGGTCACCAAGTCCGCGATGGAGGGTGAACCATGGGCCGTCGGTATCGTGTTCGACAGGCTAGAGGGCAAGGCTGCACAGGTGATTGATGCGAGCGTCACGCACGAAGCTGGTGCGGTGTTTGTCGAGCTATTGCGCGCGTTGAATGATGCTCGCAGCGGCCGTGAATTAGAGCACCTGCCGTTGATTGAGGCTGTGAGAGAACCGGCCGACAATGAGTGAAGCAGGGCAACTGATCGCGCGCTTGCGCCGCGCAATGCCGCGCAACACCGATGTCATGACGCTGTGCGACTTGGCCGAACGGGCGCTTATCGCGATGTCACGGCCGCCTGTGCATGTGATGTCACCACCGCTTGTGATGTCACAGCCGGGTGCAACGTGTCCGGTATGCGATGCACGGCGACAGGCACACAGGCTACGCGTCCGCACGTACCGCGCACGCGCCCGCCGCCCGTGACCATCCCGGCCGACGTGCGCAGGAGACACGGCAGCGCCGCGCACACGCGCCAACCCTCGACCCTCCCGCGATTTTCGAGGGCCACCCGACCCCGACCCCGCCTGCGCGACGCGGCCGGTGTGCGGGGGGCACTCCCCTTCTCTCCGAAAAAATTTTTTCACCGTGGGGCACGTTCGCTCAATGCTAACTGACACAGAGAGGATGGAGAACTGGAAGGCCTGCGCCGTCGCCAACGACCCACTGTTGTTCGTGACCGGGGTTCTTTGCGCCGTTCCAGAACCGCATCAGGTCGAGGCCTTGATTGCGTTGCGCGACCACGGCCATGTCGCCATCAGGGCCGCGCACGATCAGGGCAAGACGGCGCTTCTGGCGTGGATCGGCTGGTTCTTCATGACCACGCGCATCCCCTGCAAAATCCCGGTGGCCGCCAATACGCAGGACCAGCTTCGCGACGTGACGTGGGCCGAACTGATGAAGTGGGGCAGATCACTCCCGACGTTGCTGCGTGAGCAGTACGACATCGGGCTGGAACGCATCACCCTGCGGAGTATGCCGGAGGACTGCTTCATGGTGGCGCGCACCGCGAGCAAGTCGAACCCGGAAGCCTTGCAGGGCTTTCACTCGGAGAACCTGCTGTTTCTGTTGGAGGAAGCCTCCGGCATGGAGGACGTGATCTTCGAAATCGCCTCGGGTGCCATGTCCTCGAAGGGCGCGACCGCGCTGATGATCGGCAACCCCAACAAGTCCACCGGGTACTTTGCCCGCGCCTTCAAGGAGAACCGATGGCTGTGGCACGGCCTGCACTGGCCGTGGCGCAAGAACCCGTGGTCGTCCGAAAGCTACCCGGAGCAGATGGCAAGGGAGTACGGGGAAAATTCCAACGTCTATCGCATCCGCGTTCTGGGCGAGTTTCCGACTTCGGAGGACAACGCCGTGATCCCGCTTGACATCATCGAGGCCGCCATCCGCCGCGATGTCGAGGGAATTTCCTCGCGCTCGATGGTGTGGGGGCTGGACGTTGCGCGCTTTGGCGACGACAGGTGCGCCCTCGTCAAGCGGCGCGGCAACGTCATCCCGGACTTGACCAAGATGTGGAAGCACCGCGACACCATGGAAACCTGCGGGATCGTCATGCGCGAGTGGTACGAGACACCGGACGTGCTCAAGCCGTCGGCCATCAACTGCGACGTGATCGGAATAGGCGCTGGCGTGGTGGACAGACTGCGCGAACTCGGCGTGCCCGTGTTCGGCGTCAACGTCGCGGAACTATCGTCGGAGCCTGACCGTTACCTGCGATTGAGGGACGAACTGTGGTGGAAGGCGCGGCTGTGGTTCATGGCGCGCGACTGCAAGATCATCAACGATCCTGCGCTGATCAGCGATCTGGTCGGACCCACCTACAAGGCGCTTTCGACCGGCAAGTTGCAGATCGAGAGCAAGGACGATATGAAAAAACGGGGCCTGCGCTCGCCCGATGCCGGTGACGCGTTCTGCCTCACATTCGCTGGCGGAGAATACGCCGTTGACTACCGCACGCACTCCAAGGCGCTCGACGAAGGCTACGACCCGCTTGCGCCGGAACAAGCGCGGCGGCACTATGCCTACGGCGAACAGATCGAAGCCATCGACGAAGCGTATTACTGAACGCCCACAGAGGAAGGCAACACGCATGACCAAGGACAAGCACCATGAAGAAGAAGGCCAAGAAGCTCATCAAAACCATCAAACGCAAAAAACAGGCGCGGGCCAAACGCGCAGCGCCACCGCAACCCCGACCGCAGCCGCCGACCAGCCCGTAGTGCCGATGGATGTCGGCTCCGAAGGCGTGCGCGTCGAAGGCGTCGAGCAGCCGACCGTCACTTCACTCATCCCCGACACGGCGGTCAGCGGTGATGCCAAGGACATCGTCATGATCGTCGAGGGCACCGGCTTCCACCCAAAGTCCGTGATCATGTTCGCCGGTCACGACGAACCCACCAAGTTTATTTCAACGACGCAGGTGTCCACGGGCGTGAAGCCGTCGCTGTTCGTCGAACCCGATACCTGTCAGGTGGCGGTGCGCAACGCCGGTTTCCCAGCCAGTAACGAAATGCCGTTCACCTTCACCGAAGCAGGCGCTCCGGCAACCTTCGCCTCAAAAAAGCGGTAGGAGAATGGCTCTGCACAAGGATGCGTTCTCGTATCTGAGGCCGACCGACCGGCAGGTGGACATGATGGACGAACTGCGTGGCGGTGCCACGCAGTACGCCAAACTCATCGACATCGCCGTGCCGGACGGTCCCGACAAGACCTACATCCTGCGCAAGCTGCGCGAGGTGTCGATGTGGGTGAACGTCGCCATCACGCGCTTTTCTGACGGCGCGGCAAGGACCGACGCATGGAGCGAAGGCCTTGTGACCGACGAGGAACCAAGCAAATGATCGAAGGTGTCATCTACGCCCTGATTTATATTGCTCTGGTCGCACTCGCCATCTACCTGATCATCTGGGTGTTGCAGACCATCATCGGCATCGCGCTTCCGGCCAAGGTGATCCAGATACTGTGGCTGATCTTCGCGCTGGTGTGCATCCTCGTGCTGGTGCAGGTGGTGCTGCCGCGCGGCGGCTTCCGCCTCGGCGCGGGCCTGCCGGGCGGTGCGGTGATCTATGCGGCTCGATAATCCTGCGGGAATGTCCTGCGACAACATCGAGCGCGGCACCGGCATCCACGAGTGGATACGCCGCGCCGACGGCACCGCAAGCTGCATGGCCTGCGGCATGCGGCTCAACGCCAGCCAGACCTCCGACCTGTTTGCCGACGAGGACGAGCACCAGATCAACAAGAAGGCCGCCAAGAGCAAAGCCTGATGCTCGCCAAGGTCGCAGCCGATGGTAAGACTTCGCGCGGAAAGACTTGGCTCGACGGCGTCACCGGCTTCGGGCGCATCACCACCGAACCGCTTGAATGGCTGCCGCTGGAATTTTTGTGCTTCAACATGCGCGCCTCCGACCGCGAAGAAATCACCGCCATGTTGCCGACCGACAACCCGCTCGAATGGGCGGCGATGCTGCATCAGGCGATTGCAAAAGACGGCTGCGGCTGGATCGCCAACTTCAACGGACGCCCGGCCGCCTGCATGGGCGTGTTCGCCAACTTCCCCGGCAACTGGCAGGTGTTCTCGTTCGGCACCGACCTCTATCCAAGGGTCATGGTGGTATTCAAGGACAGGATCGACAGGATGGTGGCGTTCGCGCGCGCGCGCGGCATGCACCGCTTGGAGTGCAGAAGCATCGCCAGCCATGGGCTGGCGCACGCCTGCATCCGCCTCGTCGAACTCAAGCCGGAAGCGGTGATGAAGAAGTTCGGCCGCCACGGCGAGGACTTCATCCTGTTCGCGCGAACGTGGGATGACGCAGCGGCGGCGGCGTGATACTGCTGAGGCTGGTGACCACTGAGGGCCAGCCATGTCCTACAACAACGAACATCCCGAAAAAGGCACGAGCGCAAATCCGACCCCGCGCGAACTGCCGCGTGAAACGCCACGCGAAACCCCGCGCGTCACGCCCGTGGGCAAGGCTGCGGAGTATCAAAGCGAAGCGTCCGAAGCGCGCAACCCAGACGAAAAGGCCGAAGGAGAATAGCCATGTGCTTCGGCGGAGGCGGATCAAGTTCACCACCCCCGACACCTGCGGCCCCGCCGCCGCCGCCGTCCAAGATGGACGAAGGCGCAGCGGGACGACAGGCCAACGTCGATCAGATACGGGCAGCGCAGGCGTCGGGATTTTTGTCCACCGTCGGGCCTTCGGGCCTCGGCGGCCTCGATAGTTCGACCACCAAGACATCGAAGACCTTGTTGGGGACATGACCCATGTGCTTCGCGGGCGGCGGACAGTCGGGCGGCTCGCCGGTCAATATGGGCATCGGCAGTCAGTCCGGCGCGGGCGGCTCTGTCGCCCCGGCGTTCAACCCGACGCCGACGCCGCCACCGGCCGCCGCACCCGCACCCGCAGTCGTTCCGGTCAACCCGCAACAGGAGCCGGTCAAGACCGCAGCACCGGGCAGCAGCATGCTCACGCCCGCCGCGCCCTCGAAACTTGCTGGCAACATCGAGGCGCAGACCCCGGAAGCCGTTCTCAAGAAACCCTACGCCACCTACAACTTTGCCGGTGACAACATCAACCCACGGCTCGACGTGCCAAAACGCAAACGCGACCAGACATTAGTGGACAACGAATAACATGTGTTTCGGTGGTGGAGGTTCACAGACCGCGCCGGTCGCACCCGCGCCCAACGTGGGAGTGATCGACGTGAACAAGGTCGCGCCCGACCCCTCGCAGGCCTACAGGTATCAAGGCGGTCGCGCCGATCCCAACACCACCGGCCGCATGGGCGGAGAAATGCTGATCGACGCCGCCAACAAAGCGCCGAAGACAACCCTAGGAGGACAGTAGTGTGTGGCGGACCAGCAGGGTTTATCGCGCCAGTGTTCCAGCAGCGGTGGGACGCCGCGCACCCGCAAGCCCCGGCCGCCGCCGCCGCGAGCACGACCGCAGCGCCAGCCGCTTCCAGCGCGCAGCCGATTTCTCAAAGCGTATCCCCGGCCACCCCCGACGCACCGCAACCGGCAGCCCCTGTCAACCGGCAAGCCGGTGCCTTCGCCGGTCCAAAAACCCTGTTAGGCGCATAGGAGAATAGTCATGTGCGGCGGCTCACCCCCTCCCCAGCAAGCGGCACCGGCTCCGACCCCGCCGCCGCCGGGTCCACTACCGACACCCGTGGCCGAAGGCGCGCCCGCAGGCGGTGCCGTTCTTCGCACCGCCGCCGCCGGGTCCGACGCTGCCGCTGGCACGCTCGGACAGACGCAGACGGCGGCCACCGCCAAGACACTGTTGGGTCAGTAAATGCTCACCGGCATCCTGCCAAAAATACGCAAGGCAGGTCCGTTCTGGGGCACGTTCCTGTGGACGTTCGGGTTCTCCGGCGTGTACACGCCTTGGGGCATCTTCATCACGCCGAAGTATTTCAACAACCGCGCGCTGCGCCGCCACGAAATCTGCCACTGGCTGCAACGCCGACGCGACGGCTTCATCCCGTATTGGGTCAAGACGTTCTGGTATCTGGTGCGCTACGGCTACTGGAATAGCCCGTATGAAATCGAAGCGAGGAAGGCGATGAACCATGCCGGTTGACGCGGAAAAACTGATCAGCCGTTACCACAAGCTGGACAGCGACCGCGCCAACTGGCGCAACATGTGGGAAGACTGCGCGCGCTACGGTGCGCCGCGCCGCATGGGAGCGATTGGTCCGCGCGCCGACGGCGACCGCCGCATCTCACCGCAGATATATAATCCTATCGGCATCCAGTGCGTGCAGACGCTGGCCGCCGCCATGCACGGCATGCTGATGAACCCCGCCACCAACTGGCTCAACATCCGGCTCACCAACGAGCAGCTTGACGAGCAGGAGGGCAACAAGCACTGGACCAACGGCGTGTCGAAGGGGATCAGCAACGCGCTCAGTTCGCCGCACACGGCGTTTCACTCACAGGCCAACCAGTTGCTGGAAGACATGGCATCGCTCGGCACCGCCGTCATGTACGTCGGCCAGAAGAAGACCGGCCACCTGTTCAACCGCACCTATCCGATCTTCGAGTGCTGCATCGCGGAGAACGAGTACGGCTTCGTCGATACCGTCATGCGCGACAGCATGTACACGGTGCGCCAGATGGTTCAAATCTGGGGCGACAACGTCAGCCCCAAGGTGATGGCGCTGTACGACAAGGGCAACTACGACGACAAGTTCAAGGTGCTCAACATCTGCACGCCGCGCGAGGACTACGAACGCGACGGCACCAACAAGACCCCGCAGCACATGCCCATCGCGATCTGCTACGTCGAGGAAGCAGAGTGCAACGTGGTGGAGGAAAGCGGCTCGGAGGAAATGCCCTACGTGGTGCCGCGCTGGTGGGTGATCAGCGGCGAAGTCCACGGGCGCTCGCCGCTGATGACGGCATTGCCGCAGGTGAAGGTCGCGAACGCTGCAACGCGAACCGTGATGCGGGCGGCAGAGAAGGCCGTGGACCCGCCGTTGACGGTGCCGCACGAAGGCCTCGTCGGACCCGTCAGACAATATCCCGGCTCGCTGACTTACCTCCGCAACAAGTCTGAAATCGGCCAGATGCCGACGAGCGCGCAGTTGCCCTACGCGGGCGAGTACATCATGAAGCTCGACAACGCCATCAGGACCACGATGTTTGTGGACCAAGTGCAATTTGTTGGAGACTTCAAGATGACGGCGACAGAAGTTATCCAGCGGCAGACGGAACGCATGCGCCTGCTTGGGCCGGTCTTGGGACGCTTAGAAAACGAGTTCCTGAACCCGCTGGTCGAGCGCGTGTTCGGCATCATGTCGAGGATGAACGCCTTCGACAAAGCGCCGCCGGAAATCCAAGGCGCGGACATGCGGATCGAGTATCAGTCGCCGCTGGCGCGCGCGCAGAAGTCGCAGATCGCGCAGGGCTTCGAGCAGGTGATCGGCGTGCTCGAACCGCTCGCCAAGCTGGGGCCGGAAGTGGCGCAGCAACTGTTCGCGCCCATCGACATGTCGAAAGTCACGCCGATGCTGTTCGACTGGTTCGGCGTGGACGACGCCATGTTGAAGGACGATGGGCAGACCGCGCAGCAGGGCCAGCAGATGAACCAGCAGCGCATCATGCAGATGATCCCGATGCTGGCGAAGGCGTTCCGCGACGGCGGCGCGGGCATGGACAGCGTGGCGAGCGCGGGCCAGCAGACCGTCAACACCGTCAACACCGCGCAGCAGATGCCGATGCCGCAGCCTCCCGGCCAGCCGCAGGGCGGCCCTCCGGCGCAGGCCCCGCCGCCGCCAGCGCAGGGCGGCCAATCCATCGCGGACCTGATCGGCTCGATTGCAGGCGGCGCGATGAAGGGCGGCGCGGGCGGTCTGGGAACTCCGGGCGACGCCCGTCAGGCCTTCAGGCAGTAAATGGCGGACGCCAAAAAGACGCAGAAGTACGACGACCGCATGCGGCTGTCCGACTACCGGGTGGTGTTTTCTTCGGGCGAAGGAAAGCGGGTTCTCCACGACTTAATCGCACGGCACTACGTTCTGGGTTCGACATTTAGCAGCGAGGCAACTATCATGGCGCATGCCGAAGGGCAGCGCGATGTGGTGCTGCAAATCCTGCGCTTCATGCAGATGACGCCCGCCGACATACCGGAGGCGCGCACCACCATGTTGCAGCAGTTCGAACTTGAACCCGTGGATGGAGAAGATGACCGTTGACCTTGAAAGGCAGTTGACCTTGCAGCAGCGCCTCGACGATCTGGCCGCCGAACTGCTGGCGCGCGCGGTCGCGCTCGACAGCCTCGCGGCCCAGATCGAGGCCGACCTGATCGCCACCAAGCGGCGCGAGAAAGAGGTTCGCAGGCGCGAGCGCGACGTGCTCAAAGCGTCGGGCGAATTGATCGACATGCGCGAAAGACTTAAACGTGGAGAAATCAGCTATGCCACCGGATGACCTGCTCAGTGACGCTCCCGCTGCCGCACCTGCGCCACCTGCGGCTCCTGCCGCAGCACCCGCCGCCGCGCCAGCCGCTAGTCCTCCTGCTGCGCCGCCTGCGGCTCCTGCACCTGCTGCAACGGTCCCGCCCAATGTGGCGGCGCTCGCCCCCGACGCAACCAAGGAGTTCTTAAAGACGCTGCCGCAGGACTTGCAGCAGAACGCCTCGCTGTCGCGCTACTCCACTACCGAAAGTCTCGCGCGCGCCTACGTCAACCTTGAGCGCACCTTGGGAAGCGAGAAGGTGCCGATCCCGCGCGACCCCAACGACCAAGAGGCGTGGGACCGCTACTACGTCGCCGGAGGACGCCCGCCCGAACCGAAGGCCTACCAGTTCCAGAAGCCGGACAAGCTGCCGGAAGGCATGGTGTGGGACGAGCAGATGGAGGGCTGGTGGCGGCAGGCCGCGTTCGAAAGCGGGTTGAGCCAACGCCAAGCGCAGAAGCTGGTGGACCAGTACCGCGACCGCTACGCCTCGCAGATCGACCTCGGCAACCGCCAGATCACAACCGAAATCACCAACGGCAAGGCCATCCTGCAACGCGATTGGGGGTCCGAATACGAGGCGCGCCGCGCCGTCGCCAAGGCCGCCTTCCTCGCATTGCCCGCAGGAGTGCAGCAGCGCGCCAAGGACAGCGGGCTGGCGCGTGATCCTGAGTACATCAAGAACTTGTACGAAATGCGCGTCGCCATGACCGGCGAACGCCAGCCGCGACCGCCCGGTGAGAGTGCAGAGAGTTCGCCCGACGCGCTGCGCGACCGCATCGCGGCGTTCCGCAACACGCACGACGCCGTGCTCAAGGACGCCTCGCACCCCGAACACGAACTGCGTTTGCGCGAATTGACCGACCTGCACAACAGGCTATTTGTCGAACGACCGGCGGCGTGATAAGAAAATCCGGTCGCAGGTACTCAGACCACTGATCTGCGGCATTTCCGAACATCGGGATCGCTCCACCGGGGCGGCACTCCCAAAAACGTGTTGAACCGTTTCAACCCATTTTTGTGGAGGCACCCCCGTGTCGTTTCAGATCACCACCGCCTTTGTCGAGCAGTACAAAGGCAACGTCGCGCATCTGGCGCAGCAAAAAGGCAGCCGTCTAAGGATGGCGGTCGAGAGTGAAAGCGTGGTCGGCAAGACCGCGTACTTCGAACAGATCGGGCAAGTCGCGGCGCAAATCCGCACCACGCGCCACTCCGACACCCCGCGCATGGATACCCCACACGCCCGCAGGCGCGTGGCGCTTGTTGACTACGATTGGGCCGACCTCGTCGATCAGGAAGACAAGGTCCGCATGCTGATCGACCCGGCCTCGCAGTATGCACAGGCGGCGGCTTGGGCGATGGGGCGCGCCATGGACGACGCGCTGATCGTGGCCGCAACCAGCGTTGCCTCGACCGGCGTCGATGGCTCGACGCAGACGCCCTACGACACCACCATGACCATCGGCATCGGCGTCAAGGACCCGCTGGCGTCGGCTGGCAGCTACGGCCTCAACGTCGCCAAGTTGCTGGCCGCGAAGGAAATGCTCGACAGCCACGATGTCGATGCCGACGAGGAACGCTACATCGCGTGCCCCGCTCGCCAGATCACGTCGTTGCTCTCGACCACACGCACCACGTCGGCCGACTACAACACGGTGAAGACGCTGGTCGAAGGCAAGATCGACACCTTCGTCGGCTTCAAGTTCATCCGCACGCAGCGCACGCTGCTCGACGGTTCGCTCAACGACAACGTGCTGTATTGGGCCAAGTCGGGCCTGAAGTTGGGCATCGGCAAGGACGCATCCGCGCGCATCAGCGAGCGCGCCGACAAGAACTACGCCACGCAGGTGTTCTACTCCATGATCATCGGGGCGACCCGCATGGAAGAAAGCAAGGTCGGCATCATCACCTGTGCCCCGGCTGGCGGACCCGGCTCTTGATGAAACGAGTGGGGCGTGACGGTTTCCACCCCGTTACGCCCCTAGCACATTGCGGACGCCGTCAATCCCGGCGGCGACACCACAGGAGGCCATCATGGCCGTCGTTAATGCCAAGGCACCCGGCGTTGCCAACGCCGACGCAGCGGTGCAGACGCTTTCTCCCAACGCAACATCCGAAGGCAAGGCCGCCCACATGGTCGGCTCGATTGCCAAGGCCGCATCCGACAATGACGGCTCGACCTATCGCATCGCGCGCGTCCACTCGTCGTGGCGCATCCTCTCCATCCTGCTGATGAACGACGCGCTGGCTGCGGCGGCCGGATGGACGCTCGGCCTCTACCGCACGGCGGCCGACGGCGGCGCTGCGGTAGCTGCCGCCTGTTACACGTCGGCACTCGCTCCCACCGCCGCCAACATGGCGGGAACGGAAGTGTCGTTCGGCACCGGACGGCTGGCATCAAAGATCGGCCAGCAGGTGTGGCAGGACGCCGGTCTGACCGTCGATCCAAACCTGTGGTACGACATCGTCCTCGTCGCCACGACGGCTGGTGCCGCCGCTGGCAACGTGTCTTGGAACATGGAATACGTGAAGTAATTCCCCGGATCGAGGCGAGGTCCTTGCAATGCCTATGACAGACTTGGGGATTGCAAACCTCGCCTTGATCGACTTGGGCCAGCCGATACTACCCGTTGCAGACAGCACATCGAAGGCTGGCCGCCTTTTCCTCACCAGCTTTGAGCCGACAGTTCTGGAAATCCTGCGCGACCATCCGTGGCGCTGCTGCCGTTCGCAGGCGCTGATGGCATCGGACCCGACCGCCGTGCCGCTGTTCGGCTACTCGCTCGCCTTCCGGGTGCCAGCGAACTTCGTCAAGGTGGTGTACGTGCAAGGGTCGAACAACGCCGACCTCGCCAACAACATCGAACCGTTCGCACGCCACGGCCAGTACATCCATTGCAACATCGAGGGCTTCTGCCTCACCTATATCGAGCGCAAGACCACCGATGAGTTCGACCCCGGTCTGGTGGCGACCATTGCCGCGCGCCTCGCATGGCGCTGGTGCAAGCCGCTGACCGACAGCGCCGCCGACATCAAGATGTACATGCAGGCCTATACCTCGATCAGTTCAGACGCCAAGTTCAACGACGCGCTCGACGGCTCACCCGACCTGATGCCAATGAGTTCTTGGGAACAGGCGCGCCTGTCGGACGTGTAGCCAATGGCAACCGTCCACTCCATCCTCACGAACTTCACGGCCGGGGAAATTTCTCCGCGCGTGTACGGTCGCGTTGATCTTGCCAAGTATCAGAACGGTGCGCGCGAACTCACCAACGTGACAGTGTTGCCGCAGGGCGGCGCACGCAAGCGCGGCGGAACCCTCAACGTGTCGAACGTCAAGGACAACAACCCGAACGCGATCTTGGTGCCGTTCGTGTTCTCGACCACGCAAGCCTACATGATCGAGTTCGGGCCGGGGTACATCCGCTTCTTCAAGGATCGCGGCATCATCTACGACGTGCAGTACGCCGTCACCGGGGTGGTCCACGGCGCGACCACGACGCAGATCAACGCGCCCGGTCACGCCTTCCACGTTGGCGACCGCATCATCGCCACCGACATCATGGGCACCAACGAACTCAACAATCGCGAGTTCACGGTCGCCACCATCGGCAGCGGCTTCTTCACCATCGCGGTGGACAGCAGCAGCTACGCCGTCTACGCGGGCGGCGGCACGGTGTCGCGCGTTTATGAAATCGCCACCTACTTCACGGCCTCTGACGTGGCGACCATGACCTTCACGCAGTCGGCCGACACGCTGTACATCTTCAGCGACAACTGGCCGATCCAGTTGCTCAAACGCTATCAGCATGCGTTCTGGACGCTGACCACCGGCAACATCGAGGAAGGCCCGTGGCTCGACCTCAACACCGACCTCGCCAACACCATGTCGCTCGATGTTGCATCCGGCGGCGCGATCCTGACCGCGTCGAAGCCGATATTTCAGGACGCGCATGTCGGCGCGCTGTTCCGCATCTGGGAGAAGTCAACCGGCGACACCTTCGGCTACGCTACGTGGGCACCGGGCGCAAACGTCACCGTCGGTGACAACACGTTCTGGGAATACAAGGGCAACGTCTATTACGTGGTATCGGGCGGCGGCGGGCTGATGTCATCGACCGCGACCTACCCGACCCACACGTCGGGCACCGTGGACCTGTTCTACGGCACCAACGGCGAAGTGGCGCAGATGCGCTACGAGCACTCCGGCTACTGCATCGTGCAGATCACGCACGTGGTCAACACGCAGAACGCCAACGCCACCATCTACTACAAGTACCGCACGCCCTACACCGCCTACGGCGGGCGCTCGTCGGCGCAATGGCAGGAGGGGGCGTGGTCGGACCTGCGCGGCTATCCCACGACCGGGACATTTCACGAACAGCGTCTTGTGACCGGCAACACCGCCAACCAGCCGACGACGCTGTGGGGATCGGTGCTCAACGCCTACCTGAACTACAAGGACGGCGACAAGGCCGATCAGTCCTACAACTATACCATCAGTTCCGATCAGGTGGACGCCATCAAGTTCATGTCCACCACCAAGCGGTTGGTGGTCAACGCCACCTCGGGCGAATACACGGTGGCGGCCTCCAATACCAACGAGGCGATCACGTCCACCAACATCAAAATTTCTCGTGAAACATCCTTCGGCATCGCCAACGTCAAGCCGGTGCGCGCCGGACCCGCCATCCTGTTCGCCCAACGCCGGGGCTGGAACCAGAACCCGGCGCGGCGCTTGCGCGAACTTGTGTACAACTTCCAGACCGACAGCTACGTCGCCCCCGACCTGACCATCCTGTCGGAGCACATTACCGCCCCCGGCATCCTGCAAGGGGCCTACGTCGCCGGTCCCGACCTGATGATCTGGTATGTGCGCGCCGACGGCGAAATCGTGGCGATGACCTACGAGCGCGACCAGCAGGTGGTGGGCTGGCACCATCACATTCTTGGCGGCGACGGCGTTGCCGAACACATCGCCTCCATCCCCGGCTCCGACAACGACGAACTGTGGATGATCGTGGAACACCTCGTCGGCGGGCAGCAGGTGCGCCATATCGTGGTCGGCATGCCGGGGCTGAACGACGGCGACCCGCTGGAAGATGCCTTCTTCCTCGACAACGCGCTGCAATACGATGGCGACCCCACCAACGTGATCAGCGGGCTGTGGCACCTCAATGGCGACAGCGTCAGCGCGCTGGCTGACGGCGTGCCGCTGCACGACCTGCCGGTGATCAACGGACGCATCACGTTCAACGTCCCGGCCTCGAAGGTCACGGTCGGCTACCGCTTCACCAGCCGCATCCGCACGCTGCACATCGAGGCGGGCGCGCAAGGCGGCACCTCGCAGGGCCAGATCGGCCGTGTTTTCGAAATCACCGCACGCTTGCAGAACTCCATCGGCGGCACCTACGGCACCGACCTGATGAACGCAAACGGCGTGATGGACCCCATCCCGTACCGTTCCGCCGACGCGCCACTGAGTACGGCGGTGCCGCTGTTCAACGGCGACAAGCGGCTGCCGTTCGACGGGGAATGGGACCGTGATAGGTATATCGTGATCGAGCATGACGAACCGCTGCCGTTCACGCTCACCGCGCTGATCGTCGGCCACAGAATTTCAGGGTAGCCGCATGTGCCTCGCAGTCGTAGGCGTCCTTGGTGCGGTGGTGTCTGCGGTCGGCAGCATCGTCGGCGGGATGGCTGCGGCGGCGGGCGCACAGCAGAAAGCAAACGCTGAAGCACAAGCCGCGCAGTATCAGGCGGCAGTCGCGCGCAACAACGCCACCGCCGAAGCCTACAAGTATTCCGAAAAGTCGCAGGACGTTGCCATCAAGGGAGACTACGCGCTCGCCAGCCAGCGCGCGGCGTTCGCGTCATCGGGAGCGCAGGTCGGCACCGGCACGCCGGTCACCGTGTTCGGGCAAAGCTACGCGCGCATCCAAGGCGACGTGCAGCAGTATCAGTACGCTGGCGCAGTCGAGAGCCAGCGGTTCAAGGACCAAGCCACGCTCGACGAAATGCAAGCCATCAACGCCAAGAAGGCGGGCGACATCGCCGCGCAGGGCGCAATCATCGGCGGCATCACCGGGGCGGCCGGTTCATTCGTGAGAGGGGGAGGGTCGGCGGGTCAATCGCTGTCCCTGTTTAGCTGATGGTAAAGGTCCCTATCTGGGAACCAAGCATTAGCGATTTGCCGGGGGCAAACGTCAAAACCCCGCACGCAACGCCGGAGGCGTTCGGCTCCGAAATCGGCACCGCACAAATTCAGGCTGGCAAAGCCATCGAAAGCGGCCTCGACAAACTCGGCACCGCGCTGACCGGACAAGAGGACGAGCAGGAGGCAATCAAGTCGAAGGTGGCGCTGTCGGACCACGAAGTCGCCGTCAACAATGAAATGCTGCGGCTGCAAACGACGCTGCCGCAGGAGGAAGCCTACAAAATCCCCGGCATGGTGAACGACTTTGCACAGAACGATTGGTCAACACGCAATCAGTCGATCAGCGGAAAGTACCGCACCATAGCCGACACCAACGCGCATCTGTACTGGAATAAACTGTACACAAAAAATCAGGTGGATGCCGTCAAGGGCTACAGCGATGCCGTGGACGCGCAGATGAAGAATGAGGTCGCGCGGCAAGGCATGTCGGTGTTCGCGGACCCCGGCACGCTGCCAGCCGTGACCGGGTCTATCCGCGCCCAAGTCAACGAACTGTCGCTGCCGCTGGAAATCAAGCGCGGCATACTGGTGAACGCCGCCGAACATTTTCAGTCGCAGATCATCGCCGGGTATAAGCTGCGCGTCGAGAACGCCACCAACTCTGGGAACATCGAGGAAGCCAAGCGGCTGCAACTGGAAGCCGGAAAGGTGGTTCTGTCGCTGCCGGGAACACTGACCAAGGCACTTGGCATCGACGCGCTGCCAAAACCCATCGCGCCTCCGGTCATGATGCCCGGTCAGCCGCTGCCGATGCCGGGGTCGGTGCGTCCCGGCGCGCAGCGCATGAGCATGCTCAGTGTCGAGCAGGACAAGCCGACCATCCCGCAGGACAACTTCAACGCGGCCAAGACCGACCTCAACCTGACGCCGGTCGAGCAGGACCTGTACCAGCGCCACCTGACCAACCTGTACAGTGCCAACGGCGTGGACAACTCGAACGGCTCGCGCTCGACGCTGTTCATCACCACGCAGGGCGTTGGCGACAAGACCTACCTGATCCCGACGGTGTGGGACGGCAGGATACTCACCTCAGATCAGGCGCTGGCGCGCGCCAAGAACGAGGGTCTGGACAAGTTTCCATCCTACGCCAATCACGACGTTGCCGAAGCGCGCTACCAGAAGATGCACGAGTACATGGACAATGATACTCGCACGTTCCAAGACTACCGCGCGCAGCTTGGCCGCAAGGCAATGATCGGTGCGACCGGCGGCACATTCGCGGGCGGCGGCAAGTACGGCCCGCAGTACACGCCAGCAGCGGCCGACAACGCGCAGCGCCCCATGCGGATTGGCGGCGACATGACGGTCGAAGGCACTCACTACACGTTCGGGTCCGGCGGCGGCGGCTTTGCGTCCATCCCTTACGGCACGTACCCGGTGACGCCGGAAATCATGGGTGATTGGGGTCGCGCGCACGGTGCAATGGGTATCAATTACAACAGAATTTACGACCCGACGCTCGGCCGCTTCCGTGAAGGCATCGAACTGCACGCAGGAAGTGGCAACATGCCGATGACACAGGGCTGTGTCGCAATCGCGGGCAACCAGTACCCGCAGTTCAAGCAGCAGGTTCTTGGAATGATCGCGCGCTACGGCACCGTGTTTCTGACCGTCGGGCCGAAAGGCGCGACCATCACGCCGACGCGGGAAGGCAAGATCACCAAGGCATCCATCGACAACCAGCAGTTCTTTGCGCTGAATAACCCGAAGCCGTTGAGCAACTACGACAGTCGCTACCAGACAGTTGGAGTGGGCTGATGGCAACTGATCCGAACCCGACCGTGGACGACGACGGCGCAACGACGGCGACGACAACAGCGCCGTCAACGGCTGTGGTGCCAGCGCGGACTGACGCGCGCGTGGCGACCGACACCACGACGGTCGATACAAGCCCGACAGTTTCAATCCCGCCCACGTCGATCAAGACGATGGTCGAGGACCCGAACATCCCCGGAAGTCTGATGACTTCCACGCAGAAGGAACTCGCCCAAGTTCAGGCGATGTCGGCGGGCATCCGCGCCGCGCAGAAGCGCGTGCAGGGCGTCATCGACAAGGTTCTCAACAACGAAGAAGAAGGCCTCAAGGCTCGCGGTGCGGACGCCGTCACGCCGGGGCTTGACGCCGCCAAGCTGTCGCAAGCCTACCCACCGGAGCAGGTCCGCATCATTCTCGACAAGCGCAACGCCTTTATCGCTAGACACAACGCGACCGCTGATTGGGACGAAGACACGCCGTACTCGAAGCTGATGCAGGACGTTGAAAAATTAAACCCGCACAACGTCCGGCCCGACACGCCAGCGTTCGCGACCTACGTTGACATGTACAACGACGCGATGAAGGAGGCGCTGGACCACGAGAAGAAGCGACAGGCGCACTACAAGCAGGTTCGCGCCGACACCGACAACTTGGCAGACCAGATGATGCTGCCGGACGGCTTACGGCCAGCCGACGTTCCTGCCATGAACGGCAGTTGGCTGACTGCTAACAACAAGAACTTGTCGATTGAGGGCCGGGACAAGGCAGCGAAGTTTTTGACCGGCGGCGCGGAGTACAGCAACCGCACCATCCGCGACCAGCTTGACAGGGACGCGCTGTATAAGTCGCCTGACGATTTTGGCAGGGATGTCAGCGCAGCCTACATCAACCACGACATCACCGGGGCAGACAAGGATCACTTCTACACGCGCAACAACGAAGCGCAGAACGACGACGGCGTGAAGTTCATCAAGAACGCGATGGATGTCCGCATCTTGGGCGAGAACCACTACTTGCAGTCGGCGCTTCAGTCGCTGCGCGAGAAGACTATCCAGATGTACCTCGCCGGTCGCGGCGCGCATGCTGAGTGGACCGGAGCGCAGCGGCTCGAATACGCCATGAAGGTCGAACAGGACAACCAAGTGTTCGCCGGAGAAATGCTGACATCACTTCCCATGACGCCGTACCTGAAGCGAATACCAGAGGCGACCTCTCGCATCGTAGTGAACAGGGACATGGTCAATGCGGCGAAGGCTGCGGCTGATGCAGACGCCGCCGCCGGTCGGATGACGGCCGCGCAGAAGGTCACCGAAATGACCAACCTTGAAGCGTGGAGAAAGTATTTCGATTACAAGGACAACGCCAAAGCCGTCGAAGATGCTGCCGAAAGAACCAAGCGCAAATGAACGAACAGGACAACAAGTACCGCTTAATTCAGGACGACCGCCTGATCAGGGACGCCGACACATACTTCGGCGGCGGGCAGAGCGGTGCGCCCGCCGCGCCAGCCGCGCCCGCTCCTGCGGCAAAGCCAGCGGCGCAGCCTGAAGCACCACCGTCAACTTCGATAAGTGACGTTCCCGCAACGTCGGCGGCGATTGAAGCGAGCGCGGGAGGACCCGCGCCGCCAATGGACAGTTACGGAGAGCCGCCACTCGTCGGCAAGGCGCAGGAAGCGCAGACGCGCGCGTTTCCCGACCGGCTGAACGCGGCTGTGAAGGACATGGGGTGGGGCTTGCTCACGGCCTACCCGCAATTCGCCATCGGCGGACGCCTCGATTTTTACAAGCACGCCTACGGCGTGGCATCCGACCTTGGCGATTGGTTCGAGAAGGTCGCGCCGGGGATGTTCGATGCTGAAGCGGGACAGCAGCAGAAGGACACCGTGAAGACGTTGCAGGACCAGTACGGCCAGCCCGCCTTGTCGCAGATGTTTGAAAACCTAATCCCCGACCCCAAGACGACCACAGGAGAAGTCTTTCGCAAGGCCGGGGAGTTCATGGCGGGCTTCCGGCTTCCGTTCGGCATGTTGAAGACGGTGATGGGCGGCAAGACCGCAGGTGTCGCCGCTTCCGCCATATCCGGCTTCCTGTCGTCACCGGACGAGAAGGGTCTTGGTAACCTGCTCGCTCAAATTCCCGGCGAAGTCGGTGAAGCCGCGCAAGCACTCGCGACCAACCCGAATGACCCGGCCATCGTCAATCGCTTGCGGCATGCTGGCGAACAGGCTGGCCTCGGCGTGATGGCTGAGGGTCTGACGAAAGCGGTGCAGACCTATGCTGCCGCGCGCCTCGCCGCCAACACCGCCGCAGCGGAAACTCCCGAAGCGTTGCAGAAGGCGGCGACGGCAGCGCAAGCCAACATTGATCTGGTGAAGGCGGCAGCGCCCGCCGCCGATGCGCAGGCCCCCTTGTTCACGCTGGTCGAGCAGCCAGCAAAGGAAGCGTTGGCGGCGAACAAGCTGCAAGAGGTCAAGATGGCGGTCGAGCCGGGCGTCCCCGGCAGCGTGCTGGCACAGGCAATTTCCAAAGCGGAGACAATGCCGGGGCTGCATCTGAACTACGCCAACATCACCAAGGACAACCTGCCGGACATGGCGCAGCAGATCGGTCACTCCATACAGGACCGTATTTCGGCGGCCAAGCGCGGTGTGATCCCGGTGGATGTCACCAAGGAACTGGCCGACAGCCTTGCGATGACGCCGGAAGACATGCTCGCCAAGCCGCTTGGCGAGGCGTGGAATAACGAAAAAATCTACGGCGCGGCGATGATCTTCGGGCAGGCGACGGCCGACCTGAAGGCGGCGGCAGCGAAGGTGATGGTGCCGGGTTCATCGCTTGCCGACGAGTTCGCGCTGCGGCGGCAACTGACCTACCACGCCGCCCTGCAAGAGAGTTTCTTGGGTGTTGCGGGCGAGGCCGGACGTGCGCTCAACATCTTCAATGAAATACACGCATCTGGAATGTTGCGGCAGGGACGCGCGATACAGGACATCGTCAAGGCTGGCGGCGGCTCTGACAACATCCGCGCGCTCGCGGAAGTGATCGCCAACTCAGACAATTTCTCGATGTCGCTGGCGGCAAGGAAGGGATGGAAGGCAACGGGGTCGGAAGCAATTCGCACCGTGCAGGTGATGAACATGCTGATGCGTCCGGCCACGCAGGTCAGAAACATCGTCGGCAACACCGGGATGCTCGTGCAAGCCGCCGCCGACATCAAGTACGCGCAGAAACTTGGCTACCTGTTCGGGACGCCGGTTGAGGAAGCCATCAGTCAAGCCGGTGCCAACGCCTATATCGACGCGCACATTTACGGGGCCATGAACGCCTTCTCGATGGCTGGCAAGGCCTTCAAGGAAGGGAAAAGTCAGTTCGGGAAAGCCGTTGTTGGCGGCGGTGCGACGGCCACTGAGGGCGATCTGGTCAGCGGCGGCAGCAAGATGCTCGGTCACAACATGGACACGCTGCGGCCAAGTGAGCGTTACGGCGCGGAACGCTCATGGAGCGACGAGCAGATCAAGGAGTTCACACAAAGCGGCTTCGGCAGGATGATGGACTACAGCATCGCTGGCGTGACCAGCCCCGGCCGCTTCCTGACTTCGGCCGACGACCTGTTCAAGTCGCTGACGTACTCGGCCAAGGCACGACAGGGCGCGGCCGACGATGCTATTCGGCAAGGCCTCACCGGCAAGGACTTCGAGAACTACGTCACAGCCAAGACCATCGACGTGCCGGACCACATTCATCTGGACGCGGGCGATTGGGCCAAATGGGCGACGTTCAACAACGACCCCGGACCCATAACGTCGAAGCTGATGGCGATACGCGAGGTCTTCGCGCCAGCATCCTACATCCCGTTCCCGTTCTTGCGGACGCCGGGAAACATGGCGGCAATGTCAATCCAACACAGCCCGCTTGCGCCCGTGACCGCAGGGTTCCGGCGCGACGTGGCGGCGGGTGGCGTGGTGCGTGATCTGGCGCTGGCAAAGATGGCGACCGGGTCGGCCATGTTGTCGGTCATGATCGCCTTGGCCGAAGGCGGCACGCTGATGTCGAACGAAAGGATCGACCCGGAGGTATCAAAACTGTTGGGCGCGCATATCGTGTCAGGGCTGCCGAACGACCCGGCGCTGGCCGACGCCTACATCGGGCTTGGCGTGCAGAAGTATTCCTTGCGCGTTGGCGACAAGTGGCTGGCGATCAGCGGGCTTGGACAGCTTGCGCCGCCGTTGGCGATGGCCGGTGACATTTCGGAAATCTGGCGTACCAAGGACATCAGGCCCGACATGTACTCGCGTTGGGGTCAGGCTCTTGGGTTGGGCGTTTCGTCGATCTACGGCTCGATGAAGGACCAGAGTTATTTCCAAGGCTTCGCGCAGTTGATGCACATGATGGACGAGGGTGCGCGCGGGCACGAGGGCGCGATTGAAACGTACCTGTACAACACGCTCGGCACCGCCACCGTTAACATGGTGCCGTTCCTCGGCGGCGCGATGATCACCACTCAAAAGATGTGGGAACCGGACCCGCCGTACAGGCAGGTCATGAGTTGGTGGGACGGGGTCAAGCAACACGTGTGGGGGTTGGCTGACACTGTCGGCCCGGTGCGCGACCGCCTTGGCGACATCATGCCGCCGACAACGTGGTCAGGTGAAAAGTTTGGGCGGTTGTACGACTACTTCTCGCCGTTCCCGATTACGGAGTTCAAGCGCAACCCGCTGCGCGAAGAACTGGTGCGCTTGCAAAGCGGGCTTCAGCGTATCCCGAAAGTTGACAGCTTCGACAGGGTGAAGGTGGACTTCACCAACCACCCGGAAGTGTTCGACATGTACCAGAGGCTTGCTGGCAACGAAGCGAAGGACCCCGCAACCGGCTTGGGTTTCAAGGACAACATGAGTGCGATCATCAAGGGCGGCAACCCGATGCTGGAAGCACAACACGAGTTCTATAAAACGCTGATGGACAGCCAAGGCGAAACGGCACCCGGCACCAAGATGGCGTACATCCACAGCGAGGCACAACGCTTCAAGCAAATGGCGCAGGAGCAGATCATGGCGGACGCGCCGAAGAACTGGCCCGCCTTTGCCGACGAGGTCACGAAAGAGAGGCAGCGGCGAGACACGTTTGAAACTGGCCGTGGTGGCATCATCGCTCCGATACAGGATTGGGGAATGAAGATGGGGATGCAGCCGACACTAGAGCAGAACTACACGCGGGAACCGCCGAAGGCGAAGCCGAACGGCAGCGGAGGCGCGGGCTTCACCGTGCCAACAGGACAATAGGTGATCCATGACAGTCCCGTCAGACCTCGCGCGCGTCCAGTACACCGGCAACGGTACCTCGAAGGTGTTCTCGACCGGCTTTGCGTTCCAGCACAATCAGGACGTTCTGGTCATCCTGACCGACAACGTGACCCTTGTCGAAACGACGCAGATCGAAAACTTCAACTACATGCTGACCGGCGCGACCGGCGCGGAGGTGGCTCCGACTGCTGGCACCGTCACGATGATGGTGGCTCCGCCCCCCAACACAACACTGACGATCATGCGCGACGTGCAGTTCGTGCAGGACCTCGACGGCACCGTGCTGTCCACGATGGACGCGGGCGATCAGGAAACTGCCTACGATAAAATCTGGCACGCGCTGTCGCAGTTGAAGGATGGCCTTGGCCGCACGCTGCACCTGTCGGATGGCTCAATTGTCGAGGTGCCGGGAACGTGGGTACCAATACTCGCCGTCGTCGCGGACGGCGCGCGCGAGGTGTTGCAGGTCGCGGGCTGGACCGGCGGCGAGGGCACACCTCCTGCGTCCGGCGTGTACGTCGGCCCGCTTGGCTACGTCACCGACATCCACCAAGCGGTCAACATCAAGGGCGACACCGGCCCCAAGGGCGCGGACAGCACGGTGCCCGGTCCCGTTGGCCCCATCGGCCCCATCGGCCCCATCGGTCCCGTTGGCCCGCAGGGCGTACAAGGCCCCGTTGGCGCGCAAGGACCGCAGGGCGTCAAGGGCGACACCGGCAACATGGGTCCTGCCGGTCCCGGCTCCGGCGACATGCTGCGAGCCAACAACCTCACCGACGTTATCAGCACATCGGCCTCGCGCACGAACTTGGGCCTGAAGGGCGCGGCGGTCCTCGATGTCGGGCAAATCGCTGGCACGGTTGCCGCTGGCGACGACCCGCGCTTTTCGGCGGCTGGCATCATCGTGTCGGACACACCGCCGGTCGGCGCGAAGGACGGGACGCTGTGGTGGGAAAGCGACAGCGGTCTGCTCTACGTCCGCTACAACGACGGCAACTCGACGCAATGGGTGATCGCCTGTCCGCAACCGGATATTTCCTCGTTCGCGCTGGTAACCAATGTTGTCGCCAAGGCTGGCGACACGATGACGGGAAACCTGACGATTAACGCGACAAGCCCCGGCCTCGTTCTTAATAAGTCCGGCGCAAACCCCGCATTTGTCGCTGGCACGGTTGGTGGTCAGAACCGTTGGGCAATCATGCCGGGGAATTTCACCGCTGAAGCCTCCGGTAATGTTGGCTCTGACTTTGACATTTACCGTTACGACAACACTGGCGCGGGCATTGGCGGGGCGGTTCTTCATATAGATCGCTCGACGGGTCTGACAACCATTCTAGCCGACCCGACCGCGCCGCTCGGCATCGCCACCAAGCAGTACGTTGACGGCAGAACCGCTCGCGAGAAGCTGACTGCAAACCGGACGTACTACTTCCGCTCGGACGGCAGCGATGCCAACAACGGCCTGTCGAACAGTCCGGGCGGCGCGTTCCTCACCCCACAACAGGCGGTGACTACGATTGTCAGCTCGCTCGATCTTGCTGGCTTTCAGGTCACGATCCTGCGCGGCAACGCTGCTCCATGCACCTATGGTGTGATCTTTTATCCTTGGGTCGGCGGCGGCTCGATCATCTATGACGGCGGCGGTCAGGCCTTCACGGTCACGGGTGCCGACGTTGTGCTGATGCACGGCGTTTGCCCCGGCGACGTGTACGTCCAGAACATGACCGTCTCGACAATCACAAGCGGCAGCGGGATCAAGAATGAAGGCTGTGGCACTATCCGCATCCTTGGCGGGATTACCTTCGGCGCGTGTGCAACTGACGGCATCCGCACAGAGGGTTCCAATGCGGTCATCTTCATTCACAACGCCTACACCATAACAGGCGGCGGCGCGACGCACATACGCTGTGGACATGGTGGCTTTGTTGAAAACTACAACGGCGGGCTTGCCTTCACCGTAACCGGCAGTCCGAACTTCTCAAATGCGTTTGCCTACTGCCAAGACCGCGCCGGTATCTACCTTTTTGGTGGTTGCACCTTTACGGGGGCGGCGTCCGGCACACGATATTACGCTGATGGCTGCTCTACGATAGGCGGAACTGGTGCCAACGCCAGCTACTTCCCCGGCAGCGTTGCCGGTTCGGTCGCAACCGGCGGCCAGTATTATTAAAGGAGGGGTGACATGTCGCTCGACTTTCCAGCCTCACCGACCAACGGGCAAAAGTTTCCGGCCTCTCCCATCGTCGGCATCCCGACCTACACTTGGGACGGCGAGAAGTGGACGACCATCGGCGGCACGCTTGGCAGCGGCGGCGCGGCGACTGCATTGCCGTTGATCGACGCAACGCCCGCCGTGGTCGGGATCGCGAGCAAGTACGCGCGCGAGGATCACGTTCATCCGACCGATACATCGCGCGCCGCAACATCAGCCCTGCCAGTTGCCGCGACCGCCGCCGAATACCTCGCCAACTCCGCGCCGACCAAGATGCTCACGCCGGGTGCGGCGTGGGCGGCGGCGGCATATTCCGCTCCCGCCCCAAGCGCAGGAGTGTTCACGATTGATCTGAACGCCGGTCTTGATTTTTACATTGCTCTCAATGCGGCGGGGATGACGATGGCAAACCCTGTCAACATGACGAAGGGCGGCCAGAAGGGAGTTATATATCTTCGACAAGACGGAACGGGCGGTCGCACGATCACTTCGTGGGGCAATCAGTGGTTTTTCCCCGGTGGGGTGAAGCCAACACTGTCAACCGCACCAAATGCCTATGACATTATTTCGTATGTCATCCCTGCCGCTGCTGGCGGCGTTATTTTTTGTACCTTCAACGCGGGCTTTGCCTGATGCTGCCGGGGATCACACCAGCGTTGTTTGGTGGCGGTGCCTCTCCCGGCAACGACCAGTTCACCGTGCTGCTGTGTCATTTCGACAGTCAGACTGACGGCTCGACAATTATCGTAGACAGCTCTCCCAATAGGCACGGCCTCGCCACTGTCGGCGGCACCGCGCATCTGCAACTTGGCACCGGGTTGCTTGGTAGCTCGTCGAGCTACTTGAACACTGGTGGCTATTGCACCTTCCCGTACAGCGCCGATTGGGAATTTGGTGCTGGCGACTTCACGATTGATTGGTGGGAATACCGGACGGGGGCCGGGTGTCCACTCTCGCGTGATCTATCGACGACCTATTCCCCGTTCCTTCTGGAGTTCACTTCCGCTCAAGGCGAAATCTACATGACTTCGACCGGGTCATCGTGGGACATCGCCAACGGGGCCGCTGGCCTTCCATCGCCAAGCTTCGGTCCCGGCGTCGTAAGCACATGGCAACACCTTGCGGTCTGTCGCAAGGGCAGCAACTTCTACGCCTTCAGAAACGGCGTTCTCAAATCGACATGGGCTTCGGCTCTGGCAATCAAGTCAAACGCCAATCCGCTGTGCATCGGGGCGGCGCAGAACGGCCAGAATTTTAACGGCTATATCGAAGAACTCCGCATCAGCAAGGGCATTGCCCGCTGGACTGCAAACTTCACGCCGCCAACAAAGCCTTACGGTCCCGACCCCGACCTGACAGCGAGACTTCTGCTGCACATGGACGGCCCGAACGGGAGCAAAACTTTTTACGACACTTCGCAATGGGGCAAGCCCAATCCGACTGTTGGCGGTAATGCGAAAGTGTCAACCGCACAATCAAAGTTTGGCGGCGCATCGGCACAGTTTGGTGCCACTGGTGATTATCTGTCGTACCCGACATCAGCCCCTGACTGGGACTTTGGTGCAAACGACTTCACCGTCGAAGCGTGGATGTTTCCGACAGCGTTACCAAGCGACAGCACGGTCATCATGCACCCTAGCACCGCGACAGGTTTCGCAGATGCTTGGAAGTTTGTAATCAGGGCCACCGATAAAATCATCAGGTTCGTTCACAGTGTATCGAGCAGCAACATCGTCCAGCTTCAGTCGGTCAACCCTGCTGTCTTGAATGTGTGGACGCACATTGCTGCCGTCAGAAGTGGCAACAATCTTACTCTGTACGTCAACGGGATCGCAGAAGCGACCGGCACCTATTCCGGTGCGCTTCCGGCAATCACAGGGCCGCTCAACATTGGGACCGGCGACACGACGCCCGGCAACGCATTTTTTACCGGCTACATTGACGAGGTTCGCATCAGCAACGGCCTCGCTCGCTGGACCGCAAACTTCACACCGCCAGCCGCGCCGTACACATGACGACCGCCGTCACATCGTGGATCAAGGAGAACTATTTCCTTGGCGGTCTGGTGGTCGCCATCTTCAGCGTGACGGCCTACGTTGTGAAACTTGAAACGCGGGTGACCACGTTGGAGACGAGGGGCAGTCCCCACCTTGTCGTGATTGACACCCGGTTGACGGTGCTGGAAGGCAAGACCGACGCCAACAAGTTGACCATCGAGCAGATGAAGGAAATTCTGCTGCGCGACCTGAACAAGGGAGACAAGAAATGAAGAACTGGCTGATCATCATGCTGGTGCTGGCGGCCTCGCCAGCCGACGCGCGCACGCACGTCCGCATCCACAAGCTACCGCCGCCGCGCCCGGTGGTGCAGCCGGTCGGCGTTCCGATTGCCGCCATCCCGGTGCTCGGCATGTTCTACGACCTGTCGCGCCGGACCAACTGCCAAGGCGACGTGCTTGGCCTCGGCGGTCCCGGCTTCGACAGCCCGATCACGCCAGCCACCGGCAACGTCATGACCACGGCCTACATGCGCGGCGAGTGTGGCGCGGTGCCGAAGTGATCCTGCACCTGCAAGGCCCGGTGTCTTGGTTCGGTGGTCCGACCGACGAAGGCGTGCAGCCGGACGAACCGCTCGCGTTCATCTTCGACATCATGGACGCACCGCACCTGTTCCTGCCGTACCAGCCGGATGACACCAGCGGGCTGGCGCGTCGGCTCAACTCGATGGCCGTGTACTACATCGCCTGTCGATGGGACTACGACGAGACACCGCACGACATGCTGCTGACGCAGCGGGCACTGGTGCGCGCGGTCAAGACCGGGCGCGAACTGATGGCCTACCCGGCCGATTGGGGGCCGCACGAAAGCACCGGGCGCGTGGCCGACATCAGCCCGATCATGCTGCAAGACCTCGGCATCGACACCGACGACGAGGTCGAGGTGATCTTCCCATACGAAGACCCCCCACCCGTGACAGGGTGAGGGGCCAGTAGCGCGGACTGCGCTACTTCTTCGATCTGATCTTCGCCAGCGCGGCCTTGCCGGTCAGCGGCATGGCCTTGCGGGCGTCGGCTTCCTTGGCCTTGCGGGCCTTGGTCATCTGCTCCGCGATCAGCGGGTCACGCCGGTCGAGGAAGGCGGGGACAGTCAGTTCATCGACCGCCGCTTGGGCCGCTCGCCCCTTCTGGAAGAAGGCATCCAGTTCCGGCAGCGGGATGACATCGGGCGTCGGCGGCGTCTTGCTGATCGTGCCGCTGATGCCCTTGTCGTTGCGCGGTGACCTGTCGGCCAAGGTCTTGGGCCTCGTCGGTCCACTCAGCCTTCGCCGCTTCGCTTCCAGCTTCCTGATCGCGTTGGTCGCGCGGGTCAGGCGAGAGTGCCATCTTCGTAAGGCCACTTCGACGGCCTCTAGTCGCTGTGCGTCTGATTGCATGACGCACCTTCCTTTCAGATTTGATTGTCAAAGAACCGGGGCACCGCCCCCATCGACCGGGATCATTCCAGACCGACGCAAACATCCTACCCCACTTGCTAACACTCGTGCTGGTTGTGTGCTGTAATGGTGTTACAGTAGGCCTACTTGTGCCTGTGCCGCAGCGGTTCTTGCCGCAGAAAAAATGTTTGGAATTTCGGTGTGCCAATGCTTTTCGAAAATGCAACCCGGCCAACTTGTCTGGACTTCTGGCAGGTCGGGCAGCGCCAACCCCAACAGTCGCCTGTGGATAAGTATTTTTTTCGGGAACGGTTGTAATTGGGCCGCCCCCCGGCATGCAAACCGGGGGGCGGTGGTGCGCCGTCTGATGCCGAAAGGATAAGGCACCTGTACGCTGCGGGTGTTGTTGCCTACCGCCGGACACCGCCCGCTGGTCCGACCTGCGCGAAATGCAGAACGCGCAGACCCTAGTTCGTTGCGCCGCCATTCTGCGGCAGCTTGCTGATCAAGTGTTCGAGTTGAGCAAGGTCCTCTGCCGGGATGTCGGCCTGTGTCGGCGGCGGCGGGGCCAGCGAGGGCTTGTAGGCCGCATGCCCCGCTTCCTCGATGCACGACACGATCAGCGTCTGGATGTTGTTGAGCCGCGCCACCAGTTCGACGGTGTGGCGCATGTAGTGGTCGCGTTCCAGCGTTGCCGTGGACAGGCGGCTGGTCAACTGCTCGATCTTCTCGCGCATCAGCGAAATGTCGGTGATCATCCTGTCGTTGTTGACGCGCAGGTCATCGCGTTCGGTGACGATGGCGTGGATCGCCTCGACCCCGCGCGCTGCTGTCTCGTGCAGGCTTTCGCTGGTGCCCTTCATTCTGTTCCCCCTTGTGTTGGTATCGGCGTGTTGAGAAAGGCGATCAGGTGGTCCTGCTCGCGGCCGGACAGTCCCGGCTCCGCGAGGCCACAGGCCCGGTCCCACAAGCTGTCGAACAGCGGGACCTCTGGCGTGGTCAGGATGGCGCGCACGGCGTCGTGCTGCGGCGCGTAGGGTGCAAGCCAATCGGGGATGTCCCCGGCGGCGCGGGCGCGGCCTTCCTTCATCGGCTGCACTGATCGCGGCCCGGTCTGTGTGGTCGGCTGCGGCGTCGTGGCTGGTTCAAGTGGGGCGGCTGGTTCAATCTTCTCGGTGTCCGGCATCCTACATCCCCCGTATGTTGTGCTTGCGCCCGCCCAAACGGCGATGAGGGCGTGCAGTAATGCCGTGATGACGGTCGCTGACACGTTTGCACTTCGCGATCACGGGAAGGTCCTGCGTTGCGGTCTTGGCCTTCCAGCAGGTCTTGTTTAGCACGGCCCCGTTCTCGACCGAATTGTCACCGCCGACCTCGCACTGGATGATGTGTTCGTAGAACATCGGGAACGACAGCGGCTGCCCGCACGGCGCAAGGCCGGGGCAGCGCCAGCACTCGCAGCGGCCTTCGCTACGGGCGTGGATCGCGCGCTTTGTCACCTTGCTGAACTCGGCTCTCATTGTCTTCCTTCGATAGCGGCAGGTGGCTGATCGCCACGGTCGCGTAGTACCTCACGTCCTTGCTGACGTTCGGTAGGTTCAGGATGCTTTGCAGCGCGCGGCGCGCACTCTCGATGTCGGTCATGTCAGTAGTCCTTACGTTTCCCGGTCAACACGTCCACGATCTGCTGATATGTCTCCGACGGTACGCCGCCTAGCAGCTTCTCGTAAATCACCGGCAGGGCGTCGGTCCAGAAGGCGCGGAAGTCTTCTTCGCCCATCGCGCTGAAGGCAATCGAGTGGCGCAGCTTGGTGACGCTGCCGTCCGGCATCTTCACCAGATCGAACCTGCCCGTCTGCTCCTTCAGGTACGACTTGATCGCGTCCATCGGCACGCCAAGCCCGTCCGCCAGCAGCGAAAAGACCACGTGCGCCATCGCGGAGAACTCCGGGTTCCTAGCGGTGCGAACCGTGAAGAACACCGGCTTGCCGTCGTTGCGCTTCAGCAGGATGCTGTGCATGTGCCGCGCGCGCTCGTCGCGCGGCACAAAGCCATCCGGTGACACCGTGAACAGGCCTTTGTTATTCATCGCCAAGTGCCTCGTCGATCACGCGCCAGCCTTCGCGGCATTGTTGGCGCGGGTCGGTCCAATCGCCTCGAATTTCGCTGAACAACTCGCTACATCGCTTCAGCGCCGCCCGCATCCGCTCGTTCTCGGCCTTTAGTTTTTCGTCATTCATCGGCGCTGCCCATGTTGGCCTTCAGGTGCGCGGCGTACTTGGTCAGGTTTTCATAGACCTCTGGCTCAAGCGCGACGGTGTGGTCGCCGCCCCGGCGGGGCGCGCGCAGGATGATCTGCCAGCCGTCGAACGAGGCGTACAGCCCATCACCCAGATACGTTTCTTTGCGGCTCATTTCACACCCACCAGCATGGCCGGAGGCCGGGGAATTACCGCGTTCTGTGGCCGCCACAGGTGAAGGCAGTACGGGTGGTTGTTGACATGCTCCGCCATTGGCACATGCAACTGCATCGCCGTTTCGCCGTCCTCGAAGAAGCGGTGCTTCACGAACTCCATTTCCGGCCAGTTCGGACAGCGGTTGGTGCGGCTGACCGATACGTGGTCCCACCCCAGACCGGACGAGGCAATCACGCGCAGCGGCTGCCCATCGGTCGGGGATGAAATAACGAACGCACCGCATGTCTCGTCACCGGACCAGCGACCGAAGTGCTCGATGCCGCTGGTGTCGATGCGGTTGGCGTTGAGAAGGCGGAGGTCCCTCATGTCGGAAACTTCTCGCGCAGCAGCCCCACCTTCTCCGCCAGTTCAGCCTGAAACTTCCTGACCTCCGCCTCCATTTCGCTGATCATGTTCACGTCGCGCGGGAGGCGGATGATCGCCACCCGCATGTTCTCCGGCAGGTCGGCGTTGAAGCTGACGTAGTCGCACCACAGCCGCTCGCAGCAAGCCATCTGGAACTGCATCTGCTTGACGTACTCGCTGGGGATGACCTCGCGCAGCAGCGTGTCCATGTGCGCCGTGAGTTCGGGGCACTTAATTTCGACCAGCCCGTCGCCCTCGTCACCGATCAGCCCGTCCGGCGAGCAGCCGCAGTTCGGGATGTCATTGTGATCTACGAACGCCACCTGCGACACGTGGTTGTCGGACTTAAAGGCGTAGGCCGCGCGCGCAATCGGTTCCCACTCGTGCGCTTCGAGCATCGTCTTGCTCTGGTAGGTTTTCATCGGCTGCCCGGTCATGCGCTCGCACGCCAGTTGCCACATGTAGTTGACGCGCATGCCTGCACCGGGGACGCGCGGCTTTGCCATCACGTCAGCGATGCGGGACGCCGTCACCTTGCCAAGCCGCATGGCGAACCACTCGGGGCTGCCCTGTAGTATCGGTTGCGCCTCAGCGTCTGCCAGCCATCTGGCCTCGTCTAGCGTGTTCATTGTGCGGGGTTCCCTTCGCTTGCCTGTTGCTGTTGTCGTTGCTTCTTCTCTTTCGCTTCGAGTGCTGCCTTGGCGTCCGCGAACTTTGACACCGGCAGGTTCACCAGCGCATCGACCTGCATGTAGCCGCAGAAGGCGGCCACGTCGGTCTTGGTCGCCTTGATCAGTTCACCCAACTCCCACAGTTGCTCGTCGCTGATAGGTCCGCCGTTCATGGTGATCGCCGCATCACTCTCCGACGTGATGATGTTGAAGATCATCAGCAGCAGGTAGCGGCGGCCGAACGAGACAGCCGCGCCCTCGCCTTGCGTCTGCGTCATCACCTCGCTGCCCTTCGGCCCCTTGGTGCTGACCGTGATCGGCACGCTGTACACTTGCTCGTGGCCGCCCCGGTGCATCACCGTGCAACTGATCAGCAGTCGGTTCAGGCTGCCCTCGATGGGTGCGGAGTTGTACGACAGCGCAAAGCCTGCCTTCGAGTAGATGCCGCGCAGGGCATCGTCGAGGGCTTCGAGGCTGGCGTAGCGGAAGCGGTCGGCTTGCATGTTCTTCTTGATCGGCCGCATGCCGTCCTGACACTCGACCATCGCGGCGCTGAAGGCTTGCTTGGCAATGCGCTGTTGCTCGTCGTTCCGCATCGCCAGCAGTTCGCGCATCTTGCCGATGTCAACGTGCGGGTCGCGCGCGGCCCGGTCGATCATGGCGAGGAAGGCCTGTGCGTCCGTCATCGGCGGACGTGGTGGTGCGGCGGGCATGGGCAGCTTGGTGCCCTGACCGCGCGGCATCTTAGCCTTCGGTTTTTTCACTGACGTTCTCCTTGACGTAACCGCGCGCCAGCCACTCGGCCCCGACACGGTATGGGTTGCGGAACTCGGCCACACCGCCGACGCGGCTGATGCGGTTCATGATGCGGGTAATGGCGACCTGAACTTCGTCGGCCGTTGGTGCGGTGATCTGGTAGGCGACCAGCCCCGGCATACCGGGGATGTCCTTCAGTTCTAGTTTTGTGGTCATGTTCAGCCCTCGTTTTGATGGCTGAATGTTATATGCCGCAGGCGAAAAAAGCAAGCAGGGGCTGCCGGTGAAGGCAGCCCCTGTGGACAGTGGTTTCAGGTCACGCTGCCCTGTCGTCCCGCAGGTCACGGGCGACAGCGATTGCCTTGCGCGCGACATAGGAGAAGTCGTCGGCAAGGTCATTGATACGCGCCCGTGCATTGACTGAGCGCGTATTGGTGGCGGCGATGCGGAGCGCCGCAGTCTCGTTCGTCAGCATGGTGGCGGCGTGCTGCGCCGTCGCCAATGCGCCACGCTGCATGTGCGCGGCGCTGTCCGGGTTGGCGTCGAGTTCGTAGTGGCCGTCGCGGTCAACAAGCACGGCAAAGAACCGCCCCGGCCTGTCAACACGGTGCGGCGTACCCCGCTTCACATGCGGGACGGTCCAACCGTACTCGGCTGAATTGCGCCGCAGGTGGGTGAGGGCATTGCTGATGTCGCCGCTGGTAATCCGCAGGTTCAGCTTGTCGCCAACATCTTCGGCAATGCCTTCGTAGCTGTCGGATGGCAAGGCATCGAAGATCGCCTCGATGACCTTGTCTCTTAAATTTGGCATCTGAAATCCCTCCTGTGGCGCTCAAGCTACGGCGTGCAGGTGAGCACGCTTTTCGGTCTGGTTGCGGTTGAGCTTCGCCGCCAGCTTCCGGTACAGTTCGGCAATTTCCAGCAGTTCCTCGACGCTGCCGACCACGAACGCCTTGGTCAGTTCGTCGATGTGCGGGCTGATGTCGCGGTCCATCCGCTTGACCCACGTCTTGGCTGTGGCGCTGTCAGCCATGAACTTCGACTTGACCAGCATCAGCGGGACCTCCGCCGCCTCCGGCTTGCGCGACTTGTCCGGCTTGGGTGCGCCCTTCAGCTTGCGGGCGCGCGTGCGGTTGCGTTCGGCCGCCTCCTTGTCGCCGCGCTTCTCGGCGCGGTCGGCTGCCTTCTCCGCCCTGATCTGCACGCCCTTGCGCTTGACGCGCTGGTCGGCGTCCATGCCCTTCATCACCAGATTGACGAACGGGCCGGACACCGCGCGACCCTGCGCCTTGGCAGCGGCCATCACCGCTTGCAGAACCTCGGGCGTGCCAGCGATGCGGTGTGCGAAGAACGAAACTCCGGCGCATCGACTGACTTTCGGGAAGGCATTGGCGACGTTGCGAAGCGAGGTCATGTAGGCAAGGCTGTACTGCTCGAAACCCTGCTCCACCAGTTCAGCCGACACCTCTGAAACCGTCGCGTTCGTGCGGTCGGATGTCGGTCTTCCCATGCGCGAGGCCCCGGCGACCTCGATCAGATAGTCGCCCATGTCCCAGAGGGCGCTTTCGCCGCGCTTGGCAATCGCCAGCGCGCGGGGATGTTTGAGTTCGTTCATTGACGTTCACTCCTTTGCTGTGTGAACGGGCAGCTTAGTCACACCGCCATAGCCTTGGCAAGTGTGCTTTGCGCCTTAGTAATAAGCCCCTTGCAAAGATTATTGCCCCATGCTACCGCCGGGTCAGGCAAGGCGGACTGCGCCTCTAAGGCTGAGGGGAGCGGTTCAGAGCCAAGCCGAAACCGGACCTGCGGGTCCACAGGAGAACGACAATGAAGACGGGTATCCACTCCATCCAAGACTTCGCCGCCGAAATCGCTCGCCGCGCGGAGACTAAGAAGGACTTCATCGCCAACACCAAGAACGTCGAAATGGTGGCGGGCCACGACAAGGGCGAGCAGCCGAAGCTGCACGTCGGTGACATGTCCTTCTGGATCAACAAGATCGGCCACGCTCAACTGGCCGAAGTGACCAAAATCCCGAAGGTGTACTACGACAAAATGTGGGAGGAAGATCACCTCCTGCTGGCGGAGAACGTGAACACATGGTTCACGCGCAACGCCACCAAGCAACTGTTCCGCACACAGGACGGTCACCTGCGCGCGGTGCGCTCCGACAAGTTCAGGACCGACATGGAGTACGAGGACATGGCAGCCTCTCTGCTGCCGGTGCTGCTCGACCTCGATGTCGATGTCATGTCCTGTCAGGTCACCGACACGCGCATGTACATCAAGTGCGTGGACAAGAAGGTCACGCGCGAACTCGCTGCCATCGGCGGCAAGTTCGGTGACGGCAAGCAC